GGTGTGGTGTGAGGTGAATGGTGGAAGATACGAGTTAATCGACCAACTCGTAAGAGTAATCCTTGGAAAGGATTAAGGCACCGGCACGGGTGAACACTTGTTGCCCATAAGCACAGTTGCCAAAGTTTTCGTCGAGTTCTTCTATGTGAAACGCGTTCAATCTGTAACGGCGGTAACACTCGGAAGGAGAGACTTCGAAGCAGACGTCATCCTCACGGTGATCTACTCGGTGTTCGAGAACTTTAGCAACATGTTTACGAATAACAGGCGCAGCGGCAGGCTTGCCAGTAGCATTAAACATACGATCGAGTAAGCGAAACTTAACCCGGGGATAACAACCTTGGAGTAAACAATATTGAAATTGTTCAGCTCTAGATTGTAAATCGCCACGACCAGGTAAGTCGCCACGGCATACTCCAGATAAACGCAATAACACTCCAATGTTCAACATAGGGCGGAGAACTCCGGTGACATCGATCACGGGGGAATGTTTGAGAAATTGTATATCCTGAGGAATAAGACAGCGATCGACACTGATTTGATATCCAGCTTTCTCAGCTGCCGAAGCTAAGCAGGCTTCAGTTCCGTCAAAACGGGAGTCGAGAATGGATAACAGGATGGTGAGACATGCGATGTTATTAATGGTAGTGGTGATGGTGGCTCCAGAAAAAAGAACCGGGCGTGATGGTCGAAGGACGACCTTCATTCTCTCGTTGTGAGGGCACTTCACAACAAGATCGCTGGTACATTGAGAAATAAGCATTTTCATATCGCTTTGTGCGAATCGAGGTGTTGCCCACAGTAACGCGTCAAAGACATGTCGACCGTGGGAAGAATCGCAACTTTTGATATCTAAGTTGAAAATGTGTACCTTACCTTGATAACGAATGGACAGACAACTATCGTCAGAGAAGAATGCAAAAAAGTATCTCCCCGGAGGATCTAGCAAGAGTGTAAACACACGAGTGAGCGAACTGAAAGACGGCGACTTCACAAACAAGAAATGGCCACCGCGATATGATACGGTCTCGGCCATCGCAGATTTCATGTAATCTGTAATTCTAAACCCAAACAAGGAAGCTTCAACTCCCATGTCAACAATGACACGAGGGTAACTTCCAGTCTTGGCGAACTCGTCTTCTTTCAATTTGCAAGTAACTCGGTGTTTACGTACCCAATTATCCTTGATGACTAACCGCCCTGTCGAGAGCAACTCGTCATACCCATGAACACGCATCTCGCGTTTAGCGTGTGGGTCTGCATAGTGGTCTATACACTCATCAACTATCCCGGTATAATTCTGGAAGAAAGGTGAGTATAAAAATGAAAGTGAATTGTAAAATGAACGGTGGCGCTTGATGAAAGTAGACTGAACAGCGAACATTGCGGCGTGATAACCAACTATATGTGGTTCACGAGAGCGTGTCAAACGCTCCAAGCCTTTCGAGAGGTTGAATGCACTCTTAATGAATATCTTGGCACGGTGGAAATGGCCGAATCCAAAGAGAGTACGAAACTTCGCTTGCTGCAACGGGACGTGAGGGTCCTCAGGGAATGATAGTCTACCATCAACAAACCACTTTCTACCAGAAACGACAGTAAAAAGATTATTGTAGACAAACGGCTTGTCTACGTCACACCGTTCAAAAATTAAACGCG